ATGTCATCTAATGTGCATCCCGCTCTGCGTGCTGCTGCGGCGTCGATCTTGTGACTGTTCCAGCCGGTCTTGCCGCCAAGCAGCTTGACCACGCGAGGGAAGTCATCCTTGCAAGGATCGAGCGCCTTCACTTCATCGTAGGTCAGTGCGATAGGCATCACGCTACCTCCTTCACGGCTTCATCGGCCCATTCCCGCGCATCGGAAAGAATGTCGCCGACGATGATTTCTTCCAGCGCTTCCTTGATCAGAAGCGCCTCGTCCTTGGACATTTCACGGTCGCCCAAAGCGGCGGCAAATGCGGTCGCTTCTGTCAGGAGACGGGCCACAATCGCAACGATCCGTTCCACGCTGTCACAGTAGGCACGTGCGCTTTCCGCCTGCGCTTCGAGGAATGCCATACGCACGGGATAGAGGCTCGCCTGTTCCGTCTTGAGGGCGTCAATGGCGGCGTCTATCGTGGCGGTGAACTCGTTGCGAGCCATCGGTTATGCTCCTGGCGATTGCGCGTTTTACGCCGCGCGTTGATCCGTGATCACGTTCTCGGAAAGCTTCTTCATCGAGGCCGTGAGGGGGTTCAGGTATTCCGCGTCGATGCCGTGCTTGCGACCCAGATCAATGACCGTACCAAGCGCGGCCATGAAGTCGTTGAGCTTCTGCTGTTCAAGTTCCGGCTGGTCAGCGACGAAAAGGGCCGCTTCGGAAAGGCCCGCACCAATGTCGTCCTCAAAGAACTGGTATTTGTCGTCGCCCAACACACCGCGATTGATGCCGGACTTCCACCGAATATAAACCTGCGGTTCCTGGTTCGCCCGGATATCCACCTGCGCATGGGGCTCGCGCATACCCTTCGCCATCATGGCGGATACAAGGTCGTTGACGCGCTTCTGAATGATGTTGCTGTCCATGGTCTTCTCCATCCTTGCCAGATCGGCGCTTAGCGCGGCGATCCTGGTCGCGGTATAGGATGCATCGAGGTCGGGGCGGGGCTACGATAGGCGCCGTCATGACCCTTCGCCGCCGACTGGCGCGCACGCTGCTTCTGCGCCTTTGTGCGGTACGGCTTGCGGTTCCACATACTGATCTGCGGGTTGCGCTTGCCGGCGTGCTTCTCACGCGTGAATTGGGTTGCGTATGGGGATATGAAGTTCAGCATTTCCGTTCTCCATCTTCGTTCGCCAGATCGGCGCTTAGCGCTTCTTCGTGGCTGTGGGGGTTGTGTGTTGGAGGGGTTAGAACTGGTCAGTGCAGACGCACGTGTCTTCGCCGCAGTCGTGCTCTTCTAAGTCGTGTGACGAGTCCTCGCCGTCTGGCGTAGAATCGTGAGGGGTTGCGCCGAGCGCGGAGGCAATGCGGTCTCTGGCATCTCTGGCGCGGCGGAAGTCGGCGACCTGAAAAGACGGCCAGTCTGTTTGGTCATCGTCGGCGGCAGGATCGCCATACCGAGCGTCGTATTCATCAGCTTGTTCGGCAAACGGCCCCAGTGCGCCCAAAATCTCCGATATGTCACTCGCAGACACGGCACTTCGCGTGTAGCGGACTTCCGGTACACGCATCATTGGGACGGAGCAGCACTCAACCTCGTAGCCAATGCCTTCAACCTCTGTTGCGGAAGTGACGTAGATATCATCGGGGATATGCGACCAGTCCGCCAAGGCTGCGCGCTTCGGAGCGGCCTCCGTCATCCGGCTCCAGAGATGGGCGATCAGGCTTAGGCGCGGGAAAACCTTGGCGGCCCTCATGGCTTCGTACTCATCGAGCGCGGCGAACCCCGCCTGTTCCATTTTTTCGGTGAGTTCCATCACGCCGCCTCTAGGACTTCGATGCGATTGCGGCGGCGACGGCACTGGAGGTCATGGGCAACACGGGCTGCCTCTGACTGATCCGTAGTGACCAACCATGAAGCGTATTGCTTTCCACCTTCCGTCCAATAGCGAACCTCGTAAGCCATCATCTCGTCCTCAGTTCGTGTTCGATGAGGGGACAATGGCACGGAAAAAAACGTATTGCAACCCCAAAATACGGAAAAATCCGATAAAACATTGCATGGGGCGGAAAAGTCCGCTATGCGTTACGCATGCAGAAAATGAAAAGCCTTAAGACCTTCGCGGAGCGGCGCGACCTGTGGATGCGCAACCTGCTTCTCCACGATATGCCGTCCGGGGCGAAAATGGTCGGGGTACGCCTCGCGCTGTACATGCACGAGGATCAGCAATTCGCATTCCCGAGCTATGATCGTCTCGGGAAGGATTGCGGGCTATCGGCGCGGCAGGTGCAAACGCATGTTCGCCGGCTAGAGCTGGGCACCAGCAACGATCACGCGCATTGGATCACGGTGAAGCATGTTCGCAACACCGGAAACACCTATTGGCTGCGCTACTGGTGGGAGGAATAACGGAAGTGCACTTCTCTTATTTAACGGAAGTGCACTTCCGATGAATAACACCACCTGAATAACACAAGTTATCTCTTTGGTGATTAGCTATGAAGGTAAAAAAGAGGGGCTCATAGCATTTTGGGCTGGAAGACGCTGAGAACGACACCTCGAATGCTGGTGTCTGTCGACTCGTCCGAGCCGGGGTAAATTGGCTCGTATCTCGGGTTTGAGCTACGCGGGATCAGCACCAAGTTGCCGTTTTCGTAGCCAATTTCCTTCAAGGTCGTTTCAGATAGGCCGTTCATGGTCCTTTCGACGTGAACGAGCATGCCGGGTTTTTGAGAAAGACCCGATTCTGCAAAATTCACACAGACGACAAAAGACCCTTCCGGGGCCTCCAGGTCCATGCTGTCGCCAATGACGCGAAGCGCATATTGGGTCGCGTGCGGAAAGCGCGGATCGCGCGCCACCGGGATTAGTTCGGTATCATCTTCATGTGCCACGTAAGCCTCCATCCAGGCGCCGGCCTGGATACTCCCTGCTACAACTAGACCGTCACTCGGGTCTTTCGTGATCGGGATGGCTTTCGGCTCTCTAACGCCTACGAGTTCCATGATTTTGTAGAGGTCGTCGGCTTTGAGGCTCTTTTTCCGCCCGTTCAAGAAGTCCCGGATGTAATCCTTATCCCGGCCGATCTTGACGGCAAGAGCCGTGGCGTTCGTTCCCGCGTCGATAATCATCCTTTCAAGGCGCTCAGGCGTCAGTTTTTCCATGCTGCGGGTATACCCTCAAGAAAAAAGAACTCCCACGCGTAAATATTCGTATTTTTTGGGTTGCTATCTGCGTAGAAATCCGTATGCTGCGGAATTATGGAAAAGCAGCTTCGTGAAAATCTGATCAAGATGGCGCGGGCGGTGTGCGAGGCGCGCGGCCTGACTGAGGAAACCATCGCGTTGCGGGCCTTGAAGGACAACACGTTCTTCCGGCGCATGCGGAGCGGGGCCGGGTTCACGGTCCGCACATACGACCGCTTGATGGGGTGGATGGAAGCCCAGCTCCAGTCGGAGGATGCGGCGTGACCAGAAAACTCCCGCCCGACGATCAAGTTCGCGCCATGTGGGCTTCTGGGATGACACAGGAAGCCATTGCCAAGCGCTATGGCGTTCACCCGTCGTCTGTTCATTGCGCGTGTGAACGAGCGGTGGGGCGCGGGAACAGATCGGCACTTGCACATGGTTTCAGGGCCGGTGCCGATCCGGTTGAACATCGCGATACCGGAGAAGGCTTTGGCGGAGGACCGGCCAAGCCGAGTGAGTGGCATGCCGTCGATTTTCTATCCCGAGACGATTGCCGCGATCTGTTGCGCGAATGGGGAGTACCGCGACCATGAGCAAGAAAGCGCACACGCCGGGACTTCCGGATATCGATCCTGAGTTCATCGTCATCTGCCAGTCGGCATGGATGAACGAGAGCGGCTTTGGCATCCACTACGGCTGGGATGGCGCGCGGTTCAACAATCGCAACGACGCCATCAAGCATGGCTGGAAACTGCGCGACTCCGACGATTTCAACATTGCCCAGACCTACGGCGACGACCTGATCTGGTTCGGCTGGATGGATCAACGTATCGATGAAGACGAGGACACCATGCGCGAGATTGCGGAAAGTGTCGGTCTCACCTTCGACCCTCGTTGGTACGCGCTTGAGTTCTCGAAGGCCTCCGGGCGTGTGATTGGACGCCGCGCCGCCATCTCCAAAGCTACTGGAGGCGAGTGACATGGAGCGGGTAGTCGGAATCTTACTCTGGACTGCATTAGGCACCATTGGGGCTTTGTGTTTTTTGGTCGTCATTAGCGTGGCCGTATCCCTTGTAATGGTGATCTCAAAAGGGAGCCCGATTATGGGCGTTCTGGCGATTGTAGTGATCATCGCAGGCGGCGTTGTGGGTGGGTTGTTTGCGTGGAGGACGGCATGACCCATCACACAAACACCAATCGTCTCGTAGCATCCTCCCGCGAGACGACCGCAGCCGGGGAGGGTGTTTCTCCCGCGCTCTCCCCGGCGACCAATAGAGGTTCGCATCACGACAAAGACGCGGCTGTCGTGGTTGGAACATGGCCTGCGGTGCGCCATGGCGACGAAAGCACCGCACCCTATTCGCCGTTTACGGCAAGGCATGTGGAACCTTGGAGGGCGGTATGAGCGCGATCATCGAATGCGAGTGCACACACTATACGTCGAGCGGCGGTCGTTATCGCGTGTACCATGATGGAGAAGTGCTTCTCAAATCCTGTCGCGATCCGCTGCATGATGCAGCGCGCGCGCTCGTTGATAAAGGTGTCACGGGCCGCCTCCAGATGAAGCATGTGGGTTCTCCTATGATCGAGATGGAGGGTCTGATTGCCGTCTTGGCCACGCTTACGGTTGTTGAGGGCCAATCCACTTCTGTGAGACTTGGAAAATGGGCTCCGCATTGGGCGCAGAAGGAGGCGGTGTAATGTCATACGACCCTCAGCCCGGAATGCGCGTGGTGTGCATTGATGACGATTGGCTATTCCCAGCAGCTTCCCTACCGGTTCGCGGTAAGGTCTATACGATCAAGACGGTTGGGACGAACTTTTTCAAGCGCGGGCACTTTTGTCTCGGGCCGTATCTCGGCTTTTACGAGTGCAACGGCAATTACGACGGCAATCCCGAATTTTTTTGGGACCGCTTTAAGCCCCTTGATGAAACCCGTCTCGACGTATTCCGCCAACATCTGACCAAGGCCCCTGGTCTGAGGGAAAGGGTGGGTGCGTGATGATCTCCCACCGCGATCAATCATTCTGCACGGCATATCAGGCCACATGCGCCAATCATGGATGCCCGCTCGCCTTGAGCGCAGATGAACGCAACGCCGCGACACTGCCTATTGCATGGGCGGATTTCTCACGCGATTGCCCTGACAAGATCGAGGCCAAGGCCGACCAACTCGGCACCGTTATCGACCCAGCCTATCAGGAGGAACAGGCATGACGATGTGGCTCGCAATTTCATTGATCGCCATCCTTGCCTCGTTTATGGCCGGCGCTGCTTATTCCAGTAAGCAGGTGCGCCACTTCGAGGCCAAGGCTCGAAAAGCCGGCAACCTCACCAGCGAAAGAGGATCGATTATCGTTCGCTGGAACGGGGTATCGGAGGGGTAGATGGGGCTGGTTAGTCTGGTTGTTTGGCTCCTTGCGATGGTCATCCTGATCGTCATTGGCGAATGGATTGTCCGCTGGCCGAGATGAGTTGACGAGCCCTGCATACAGGTCTTGGCGGATCGGTGCATGGCTCATGGGGGTTCCTATCATGGTCAGTTCGCTACGAACGAAAACGTAGCGAAGGATGATGACAGGGTGTTGGGAAAGCGTGACAGGAAAACGGGTATGAGTGACACGGCCTTCTATCAGGGCATGATGCGGGATGCGTTCCCGGCGCGCCGCTATGGAAGCGCAAAGGCCGCGCTGTATGAGGCCCATCGCTTCATCAGCCGGCGCGTGTCCAAGGACTTTACCCCGAGGCGTGCGCGGTCGATCTGGGAAGGTACGGCTGCGCGCATTGATGCGGAAGAAGCCGACGCTTTGCGTGCGGCAGAGATTGAAGGGGCACGGCGTGAATACAAGGAACTACAAGACCGGCTGGCGTTCCTGGAGACTTCTCTTGCCATGGCGGATGAGGCGTTTCATGGCCCGAAGATGGCTACGCATAGGGCGTTCGCGCGCGGCTTGGGCGGCGTGGATCGCGCCGGAATTGGAAAGGACGGATAGATGAACGATCTTTCTTGGCTGATCTATCTGGCGGAAGTAGCGGATAAGGTCAGCGCTTGGGCGGGCGCTATGTCAATGATCTTGGTGATGGTCGGCATTGCCGGGATGATGTTTATCGCAGTAGCGATCAGCCTTGACGAAATTAGCGTGCGGGCCGCATCCCAACTGGTGGGCGTGTGGGCGTTGGTTACGGCCCTTTTCGCCGCTGTCCACACAATCACGCCCAGCAGTCGCACCATTTACATGATCGCTGCATCCGAGATTGGCGAGACAGTTGTCACATCACCGGAGGCGATAGAAATGATGACTGACCTCAAGGCCATCATCAAAAGCCGCCTCAAGCAAGAACTGGAATAGACAAACCGCACAGGCGAAAGGACGCCATCATGAACAATGAAGACGACTACACAGGCGAAAGCGGGCCTTATGCGGACTGGATCGTATGCCTGTGCTCGTTCGCCGTTATCGCCGGCCTGTTCGGCGTTCTGACTTGGCTGGTGTGGACCTATGCGCCGAATTTCCCGGCATCCGAGAGCGCCGTTTTTGTGGATGGAGAGCCGGATTGGTGATGCCACTGCCACAGATCGATGGCGGATTCCGCACTATCCTTGCTGATCCGCCGTGGTCCTTCAAGACATACAACAACAAGGCCGGTACGACTCCGCATCGCGGCGTGGATGATCACTACGTTGTCGCGTCTTTCGAGGATATGGCGACGATCCCGGTGGCTTCCGTAGCGGCCCGAGATTGCGCCCTGTTCATGTGGGTCGTTGATAGCCACTTCGATGAGGCATTGGCACTTGGAAAGGCGTGGCAATTCGAATTCAAGACATGCGCTTTCGTCTGGTTCAAGGGACGCAACGAGGGCGTCGTGCCAAAGGTCGGTATGGGCTACTGGACACGCAAACAAACGGAACAATGCTGGTTATTCACGAGGGGAAAGCCGCCTCGGATCAGCAAAGGTGTGGAGCAGGCGATATTCTGCGGGCGGGGTCGGCACTCGGCAAAACCAGATGAGCAGTATGAGCGGATCGAGGCTCTGACTGGCGGTCCATACCTTGAACTGTTCTCGCGTCTTTCAAGGCCCGGCTGGCACGCGTGGGGAAACCAGATCGGCTTACGAGATGGTCTATTCGATGGAGAGGCGGCTTGAGGGCAAGACGCAACAAATACGGCGCCACCAAAACTACAATCGACGGCATCACCTTCGACAGCAAAAAGGAAGCCCAACGCTATTGCGAGCTTCGCTTGCTGCAAAAGGCCGGCGAGATAACGCATCTGGAACTACAGCCCGCATTCAGGCTGGCGATAGACGGCCGGCCGGTGCTGATCAAATCGCACGGTTATCCGAATGGACGGCAAGCTAAATACGTTGCTGATTTCGCATATTGGGATGGCGAAAAGCGCGTAGTCGAGGACGCCAAGGGATTTCGCACCGACGCGTACAAGCTCAAGCGCGCAATTGTTGAAGCGATGTATCCGGGACTGAGGATCGTGGAGATATGAGTGGCGCGACAATGCGATACGGTTCGCTGTGCTCCGGCATCGAGGCCGCATCGATGGCTTGGAGCCCGTTTGGATGGGAACCTGTGTTCTTTTCGGAAATCGAGAGGTTCCCGTCTGCGGTGTTGGCGCGCCACTATGGCAGCAACCTGCCCGGCGAGCCAATTACCAGCAACGGCGTTCCCAACCTTGGCGATATGACGAAATTCGAGGAATGGCCCGACTATGCAATTGACCTTCTTGTCGGCGGAACCCCCTGCCAATCATTCTCCATCGCAGGGCTTCGAAAGGGACTTGCTGACCCGCGTGGCAACCTCATGCTCACCTATCTTGCCATCGCTGCACGCTATCGGCCCACATGGCTGGTCTGGGAGAATGTCCCCGGAGCCTTGTCAGTGGACGGCGGAACGGCTTTTGCCTCCCTCATCGGGGGCATGGCCGAACTCGGGTATCATGCGGCCTGGCGAGTGCTTGACGCTCAGTATGTCAGAGTGGACGGGTATGGCCGGGCTGTCCCTCAGCGACGAAGGCGTTTGTTCGTTGTCGGATATCTTGGAGACTGGCGACGTGCCGCAGCGGTATTTCTTGAGCGCGAAGGCTTGCATGGGCATTCTGCGCCGCGCCGAGAAACGGGGAAAAGAGTTGCCCCCACAATTAGCGCGCGCCCTACAGGTGGTGGCGGACTCGGAACCGATTTCGACTGCGACGGCGGACTAGTCGTTGATGATGTAGCCCGCTGCGTCACAGCGGGCTATGCTCAGCGGCTGGATTGGGAGACGGAAAATTTCGTTGCCTTTGACAGCAACGCTGGTGGGCAGGTTGCGGTTGCCATTCAAGAGCGGGCCGTTGCCGAAAACCCGGAAAGCGGCCCGGATGGCAAAGGCTGGCGTGATGACGGCGCTGCTTACACTGTGGAGGCGCGTCAGGTTCCGCAGGCTGTCGCAGCACCGTACACGCTTGCTATTCGAGGCCGAGGTGACACCCACCAGCTTGAATATCGCCAGGACGGGACCGCGAACGCGGTTCTGACGCCGAACGGCGGACGCGCCGGAATGGGTGTTGGTGCGATAGCTGACCAGTGGGCTGTTCGCCGCCTTACGCCACGCGAATGTGAGCGCCTTCAAGGCTTCCCTGACGACTTCACCCGGATTTCGTGGCGCGGCAAGCAGGCGGCCGGTTGCCCTGATGGGCCTCGTTACAAGGCACTCGGCAACTCTATGGCCGTCAACTGTATGCGTTGGATCGGGCGACGTATTGAGATGGTCGAAGCAATCTCCCGGAGAGCGGCTGCATGACCATCCTCCCACCAGACATCGAGGCCGAACGCCTAGAACGGATGGGCCGATCAAAGCGCACATGGCTCAAGGACCACGGCCCCAAGCGGCCGGCACATGAAAGTCAATACGAACGCGAGAATTTGGAAGCGCTCATCAGCGCATGGCGACGGGCCAAGCGTGACATGGAGCGGGAAGGCGAGGACTAAATGAAAAACGATACTCTACTCATAGCCGAGTGCGCTGAATACCTGCCGCATAGGGAATGTGGGCGTAGCGCAGGGCCGACGCGGGAAGATGTGGAGAAGGCGCTTACCTACCTCTTGTATCAATTCCATAAATGGACGGACGGGAAATCGAGTTACTACGCCAATGCGCGCCACGACTTCCTTTCCATGTTCCCGGAGGGCGATCCATGCTGATGCGGTTCCCTCCTCTGCCACCGCCATTCAGGGGCGCCTACAAGAGCGATGACGCATATCAAAAGGCGCTCCACGAGTGGGAGCAGCTTATGGAGCGACGCCGCGAGTCCAGCAAGACCGACTTGGCAATCATGCTTCTCTTTGCATCGGTCCTCGTTCTGGTGGTTGTGGTGATGGTCTTTTTCGCGGTCTGGATAACGGCCGGCATTCGAGGGTTTGGCTATCTGTTCGCCGTCGCCGGTCTTTTGTGGGTAGCGTTCATTCAAATAAGGCGGAGGCTTTGATGGGGAAGGACAGAAGACCAGAACCGGGGGGCTTCACGCGCTTCTGGGACGAATACGGGTATAAAGTGGGCAAGAAAGCCTGTCTCAGGTTGTGGGAGCGTGAGGGCTTGGAGGGGCTTACCTGTCAGATATGCCAATCAATACCGGCTTACGATGCACATTTGGCGGCTAACCCGTGGAAGCACAAGAAGCACCCCCACACGTTCCTGAACGGCGCGCATTGGGAAGACGAATATCCAGAAGCGCCGCGCCCCCAGACCGCGCTAACAGCGGCCCAATCGATCTATCAAAGACTGGAGCGCGAGAGTGGATACCCACGCGAAGAAACGGTCGCTGAAAGCCATAGCGGTCATGCTCAACAGCTTTCCAGCACAAAATGGCACTGACGTTGAATTGCTGATGGCGAGCTTTTTGGAATGCGTTGACGACTTCTCTCCGGAGGCGGTGGAAATGGCCTGTCTTCGATATCGAAAGGGCGAAGTGAAGGACCATGACGGCCGGTTCGCGCCGACAACCGCGATGTTTACGCGACAGGTGAGGGCGAGGCAGGAATATCTCGATTTGAGGCAACGCGCCGGCCCCGCGCTTCCACCACCAGAACGGCCACGGGACGACTCGCCTTTGGTATCGAAGGAGAAGATGCAGGCGCTGAGCGATTGCTGGCATGGCCGGCGATCATGGAAAAGCCTCGCCGACGAATATGGCGTGGACGGGGAAGACAAGAAGTAGGTGAATGATGGACGTTCGAGAAAGAGCATTCGAGCTAGGATATAACCCTGAATTCTATCGGCAAATCATCGCCAAGCGCGAACGTGAAGAAAGACTTCGGGTCGAAAATTTGGAGAAGGAACAGGCGGAGGAA